TAAAGGTACTTGCGGTTACTGCACCATCAACATTAAAATTATCTGCGTATGATGAAGTATTAGAAACCTCAGCAAACGAAGATGATATAGAAATATCGGAGTTAGTAGCATATGATGCAGAGACAGCAACCCTAGCACTATCAACATACCTAGATGCTGGCTGGACTTGTGAAACTACAGTACGGTCTGTACTAACCACGTAATTTGATTGTGGACTTATTACAACCGGAGATCCTGTATTACGTGATGGACTAACTATATAGTTTGATTGTGGGGTGATTAAAACTGTTAAACTTCCAGATGCCATTTATCGTCTCAGCTAGTTAAGGTTACGCCCGGCCTTACAATCAGTTTTCCTTCTAATAATCTTCTGACATCGGTGCCATCTGTTCTAATCACATCATACACGTAATCTTGTGCATCAAGAGTAGACGTTGTGGTTGCTGGTAGAGTTATATTTACTGAACCAGAAGCAGCGGGAGGTATAACCGTAAATGCAAAATTAGCGCTAGCCTCTTCGGAAGAATATGTTTCTTTGACAGATCCAGTAAACGACACATTAGTCAAATCTACTGGGTTATTTGATTCGTCTGTAATTGTTATAGCTAATTTAAAAGATTCACCTTGTCCGACCGTTAGTTGAGTTGCTCTGCTCATAAATTATGTCCATATAAAATGTCCTACTATAAGTAGTTTTCTTCATAACAAAAAACCTCCCCGAAACAATTTCGAGGAGGCAGCTCAGTTAGAGCAATTTGTATTTTTTGTCTACTAGTAGTTAAGAATACAATAATCTGGTTGGATTGTTAGTGAGATATTTACTGGATCATCATTGTCCCAAGACATTTCACCAAAATTAGCTTCTTGAATTTGAGTTCCTTTAAGAATCCACTGTTCTACTTTATCTCCAACTGGTCCAAGAACATTAATCGTTAAATCTTTTTTATAAAAATCTGTGTATCCATCACGACCCGTTACTGATTCGTGGTGAAGTCGGACCCATTCCATAACAGACTGAGCGGCTGATGGTACGATTGGATCGTGTAATGTTAATGACACAGCTCCCCACACCGTACGGCCCTTTACATATCTCTGAACATTAATATGGTTTATTGCTTTTGCTTCTTGTGTTAATGTTGGTCTAGTTACACCCTTGACGACATATGATGGAAGACCATCTACTTCCATAATAAATCTATTTGCCATCTTCGGCTCAAACGCCTTAAAGAATAGCTCTTGTTCTTCTACCAAATTGGCCATATTTTGTCTCCAAAAAGTATATCTTTTATATAAATATCACGTATTCCTAATTTACATAACCTTTAATTTATCTTACTGTTCAGGGAACGTTGCTCCGGTTGGTAAGATATTGAAGTCAAGAACAATAAACTCAGCCGTTCTAGTTGGTTGTAAATAAATCTGACCAACTAGTTGGTTTCTATCAATGACATCTGGGGTATTATTACTTTCATCCATGACCACACGGAAGGCGAATAATCCTTGTCTTTCCTGTACACTAGATAAGTACGGATTGACTAGGTTTAAGAACCTGTTACGTGTAGCTTCTGTGTTTTGTTCAAATAGTAGGTATCTTGAACTTGATGCAATGTACTTCTTAAGTGCTATCAAGAGACGGCGAACGTTAATTCTATCTAGAGCACTTGATCTTGTCTGTAATGTCTTCTGACCAAAGGCAACAATACCTTGACCGGGGAACTGGGCGATGGGGTTAACCTTGTTCTCGTACAGTTCATCACGGTTTGTTCTGTTAAGTCTTGTCTTAACACCCTGTGCACCTGCGATTCCACCTCTGTTTAGTCCAGCAGGAGCGAACCATTCAGCAGAAACATTATCATTATAAGCGAAGGTTTCTGGGAGAACGGCTGAGGGTGGTGCCCAGATAAACTTGTTTGTATTGGTGTTTAGAACTCTTACCCAAGGATACCAACCAGCAGCGTAACTTGTGTCAAGTAGTGCGGCAGTCGCTGTAGCATCTGCGATTGAAGCACCGTAACTTGCTAAGTCCATGATAAAGAATGTATCTTGTCTGTCTTCACAGATGTCGATAGCATACTGGGTAATGTATGGGTGTTGTTCGTGGTTTACGCCAGGAACAACTAATAGATTGATATCGTATGCTTCTGGGTTTTTAATTGAATCAAGAGCCTTTTTGAATGCCCGAGCACCTTCTGCCTGTGAATCACTAATATCAAATCCTTGAGTGTTTGATGATACAATGTCAGCACCCATTTTTCTATCCCTATTAGGTTCAAATCCATCAAATCCACCCTGTAATGGAACAGTAAATTTACGATATGTAATATGAGCACTGTTTGTAATATCTAGGTTAACTCCTGCGACTTCCTGTACAGCAACGTCCTCTAGTGAGAACTCTGTAGAATTTGTGTTTGATCCAGAAGTTGCTACATATCCTACCGTAGCAGCACCTACTGGAAGTGGACTCAAGAAACTTTGATTTGTATAATTTGTTTCTGTGTAATCAAACCCGTAGAACTTTCTGGCATCTCTAACAGCAGCGGTTTTGTATCCACTAACAACCGACGCAGATGTCCAAGCTGTAGTTACAACTTGTGCTCTAACCACGGCTTCGTTGCCTTCAATTTTAACCGGTGCGGTGAGTGCAGAGAATCCATAAGGTAATGTTGTTTCTGGAACCGTTCCAGATGAAACATCTTCACTCAATTCAACCCTAACAAACTGACTTCTATTTGAGAAATCACCAATGTATAGGGATTCTTCAGAAACGGAGTCGTATGTTGAAACACTGTTACCGATTCTTCTACCAATATAGTCTGAACTATTTGGGTCTAATGTTAGATTATCATATTGTTCAAGAATTTCTGATTTAGTATCCGTATCAGATGCTCTTCTGACCAATAGTGAAAATGTTCCATATTGTCCTTCGATAGTTCTGTACTTAATGCCCTGAATTGAAATCTTAACATCACGGTTACTGTTTGACCCATCAGCGAGAGTATGAACTTTGAATAGGTCGTATTTAGCACCACCGATTGTTTGTGATCTGATCCAAGGGGTAGATGCGTTTGAATATTCTCTTGATGTAAAGTCAATGGCCACAGAACTAGTTTCTAGTCTGAATTCAGCCGCTGAGACACCACCAAGGTCGGGGTCAATAGCAGATGGGAAGTATGTGTACGTATAGCCCGGATTCGAACCATTAACGGCAGAACCTATACTACTAAGTATGTTATCACTACTAGATCCACTTGGAGACACAGAACTAAATGAAGCCGTTCCATTAGAACCACTCAATACGATAGCTAATGTATCCGTTCCACTAACAGAAGAAGAGACAATACTTACGCCGTCAACCGTTGGGTGGAAAATGGCGGCGATTCTTTCACCTCCAGATCCACTAGCAATCAACTTAGCTGATTGAAATGTTGAACCACTGTATCCATCTAATCCAAGAACACGAACCACTGTTGCTGAACTTGCTTCTTGTAAATAATTCTGGACCGTATATCCTAAGTAGCTGTATTCGTCCGCAATTCCAAATCTATTCTCAAACTCTTGTTGACCATCAACAATCACCGGAACGAATGCTGGACCCTTTTGGGCGACTCCAACAAATGCTCCTCCGATGTCGGCCACACCCTGAGCTAAGAAAGATTGATCTCTCTCACGGGTAAATACGCCTGGGCTAACCACACGCTCTGCCATACTCTATTCTCCGTTAGGTAGTTTTTATTTCACCTGTATCAATATCAAGTAACCCTTCACCATATTTTTTATTTAAACTTTCTAAGTTATTTGATTCTCTTTCAACTGATTCTAGAAAAACGTTTTTTGCTTCTTGTATTTGTTTTTCTAAAAGGGTCTGTGAAAGCACCAACTCACTTAAATTTTGTGAGTTTTGTAAAACCCTTTCACGATTCTGTTTTACTTGTTGTAATTCTTCATCACTAATTTTTGTCATAACCTAACCATCCTTTGTATTATAAATATACTCAAAGATTCCCAAAACAAATTCTATTCAATGAATTTTTCTTTGATGATCAATTTTCTTGTTGTAAATCGTGTCTGATTCATATTTATTGGCTTTCCATATTTATCGACTGTATTTTCTGGTAGTAGATATGCTTTAACTGTCATGTCAAATTCTGACCGAACTAGTCTATCTTTACGTTCGGGCAACTCAACCGTGTTTTTATATTCTCGTATGGACGTTTTAAATTTATATTTATCTTTTTCGCCCCAATAGCTTTCGCCTTCAAAAGAAATTTGTTCAATTAAGTGATTCATTTGAGCCATATATTCCGTCCAAATTACACACTGATATGTTAGATCATAATAATCTGGGTACATGACCGATACGTATTTATTACTTTCTTGAATGTCATTCAGTACAGCAAACCTATCATATTTGTTTCTTGGATTCCACTGGGTAGAATAAAAATCTAACTCTTGGTATTTTTTAACGGGGTTATTCATCTTATTCTTGACCAATGAACTTCTAGTTACTACCAATAATGGTATTTGTAGTTTGCCCTTAACATCTCTAATGACCCCATCCTTTCGTATGTTCTTCCAGCGTTCAGGATTTCCATACATGATTGGAACTTCTATCTTATCTCCGTCCTGAACAACGTGTGGTTTGATAACCTGTTCCATATACTGAATGATGGTGGTATCAATATCAATAAGTCCAACCGAAATTTCATTTGTTTCTTCAGTTTTTGTATCAAACCCACGGTTTTGATGTTGGTCATCTATCTGTGCGTTCTTTATTAGATCAGTTACCTTACTCATACTTGCCTAGATTCAATTTGAATGTTACTACGTCTCGTTAGATGTGTAGAACATATGATTGACTGATTATAACCGATTCTACCAGCGATAAGTTGTACTTCTTGTACGTTATCAATCTCATAAAACGCATCATTGTATCCAATAACGTCTCCGATCTCTGGATATACGTGTCTTTCTTGTAAAATCCTACGAACAAACCTAAATTCGGCTTCTTGAGTAGCATCTATACCAAATCCAGAGTCAGTAATGACTTCGTTTCCTTTATAGTCGATAAATGCGGTCAACTCTACACCATCATACGCTATTTTTTCGACAGATTCACCATAGATGTTTGTATTTGCATACGCCAAGTTTAATTTATACAAAATTACAGGAGTATCTACAATTTCTGCACTTAATTCACGGTTAACGTGTTGAAAAAATTCAAAATCACGGTTGCCTACGAATTTTGCCATATTACTTTACATATATTGCGAGGGGAACTCTATCTAAAATTTTATTTTGGGCTTCGGCGGACTCTGCTTGTAGTTTCATTTGCTCATGATACCCAGCTTTAGTCAATGTTTCTTGTAGTTCTTTGACTAGCATCTCTTTTTCCTGTTGTGCTTCTCTTCTTAATACATCACCGTCCATTTTAATATCACTATTTGGAATAGGAACTCGTTCGTATTTAGAACGAATCAATCCCAGAAGTTCTTTAGCAAGAGCCAACGTGTACTTGTAAATCCAAACCTTGCCAATTGAGTTGATATTGTTATATGGTAAATGATCTAGTGGAATATTTGAGAAGTCACTGACAAATTCATTCTGACTACCCGACTGTAATATCGCAGAAGTTTTGTCGCTGGTCACATAATAATCGAAGAACATATTAAATGATGTTCGTGGGATTGGAGAAACCTTAAGAACATTGTTAGATAATGTAAATGTGTGAATACTCTTTCTGATCTGATCGTTGATTTCAATGGCTTGAACCCTCAACATATCTTCATAGGCAGGCATCATAACAAATGTGATGGCTGGTGAGTATCCGTCGAATCCAAATTCTGCAAATAGGTTAGTAATTCCAAGTCCAGTGGCAGCAAATGGATCATAATACCTAGCAAGAGCGGGAGTAGCTTCATGGTAAACTTTTCTAATCTCTAAACTCTCACCACTTTCACTAACATCACCCCAAAGGTCTTTTAGATCATACGTAGCAACGTATGGTGAGGTCTTTATATATCCTCTCTTCAAATCAATATCACCGCCAGAAAGAGCTTCTGTACCATAATCACTTGCTAATTTAATAATTTGAGGCAAAGCGGTACCAACAATATTTCGTTGGGTCATGTCGGTAGAAGTAGAGCTACCAAGCATATTGTACATATAATCTCTGGCTCTAAACTGGTTTACTTGTTTACCATACTCAATTACCGCTTCTTCAAAACACGCATACATTTGTAAATCTTGAAGTTCAACGTCAAGAATGGGATACCCTAATCTAGTAGCAACAAAGTTGGCTACCTTTGGCCCGTCAACTTGAAAATTTGATTCGGTGTCAAATATGCCAAACGGAGTTAGACCAGAAGGGTTTGATGGTTGACCGTCATAAGCAATATATTCGGGGGTTGTTGCCATTAATATTCTCTAGTGGAATTTGTCCTGACTATAAATAGTAACATTAGACAGTAGACCGTCTATTTATAATAAATAGTCCTTACCGGAGACATAAGATGTACCGATACAAAGCAATTGTTGATAGAGTTGTAGATGGAGATACCATTGATCTTGATGTTGATCTTGGGTTTGATATTTGGCTACGGAAACAGAGAATTAGATTACGGGGAGTCGATGCTCCAGAAAGTAGAACCCGTGACCTATACGAAAAGAAATTTGGTATGTTATCAAAACTGTATGTTATGGATAAGTGTCCGGTAGGTTCCGAGGTTATACTCCAAACCTATTTAGATGGTCGTGGCAAGTTTGGCCGCATTTTAGGAGAAATATTTTTGCCGGACCAAGAACTGTCATTAAATGAATCAATGATTAATGACAAGATGGCGGTTTATTATCACGGACAAAGTAAAGAAGATGTACAGGACGAACATCTAGAGAATCGACAATTTTTAATAGAATCTGACATATTTAAAACCTTTCAATAACCTTCCGATCAGTCTTCTTTAACGATATGTGTATGATCATCGACCGTTTGAATTAGTCTATCAACCAATCTAGATATGGCTTCCGGCTTTTCATCTGCTTTAAACATAACACGTATCGTAGCCATACCATTAGAATTTTTACTGATCGTTCCGTTATCAATTTGCAAGTTTTTAATACTATGTTCTTTTACTTCTTCGCCCATAGATTCTTTTTTTCTTAAAAATGATAATAAGCCACGTTTTAACTTAGAAGGTTCATTGTCACCAATTGATAGCTTGGTTTTGAATTCCATCTCCAGTTCTGCTAAACCTATTGATGAATGATCTGCCAAAACAAACAACGGGACGACCATTTCCTGACCATGAATAGTGAATGTCGTGGTAATGGGCGCCCCGTTTTTGTCAAAATAACTAGATAAGTTATTTATGTGCTGTCTTTCGGAAATTCCCTTTGCAATCAAAGCTGCTTCCTGAATTCCACCAAGCAATTCTTCTAAATTAAATTTAGCCATTATTGTAACCCGTATTGTTTTTTGATTTGATTTATTTCATTCGAAACTTTAATGTATTCCGACCTCAATTCTGGACTTACATTGAAGTTCATAATGACATTACAATGTGGACATTGCGATGTCGGATTAGTTACTATAAATTTTAAGTCTAACCCAATATCTACACCACACGATAAACAAGGCATTGCCATATTAATGTAACCTTAATTTTTGTTATTGTCAACTAGGTGCTGGAGCAGGAACTACAGCTGGGTCCATCATCATTTGCATCATGTCTGATAGCTTTAGCATTCCTTCTGTTGGAGGCAATTGTTCTGCGTGTACCTTAACATCATACTTAGCAGAGTTATCAGTCTTACGTGTGTTCTCACTATGAGTAGAAACTTTACCTGACATTTTAACTGAATATTTAGCTCCCCAGAATCCACCAGATACGGACGCATCTACTTGTGTAGAAGTATCTGTTGAATTCGTTGACATCTCAGAACTCTTAACTTCCATCGTAAATTGGATATCTGCAGATGTGATTGCTAATGCTGGAATAGGAACGAGTGGTAAAAGGGGAACCATAGAATTGATTTGTTGTAGTTCTAGTTCTTGTGTGTCAGGATTTTGTACATACCTGTTTAACTCAACATCAATCTTTCTAGCGGAACTCTTGTCTCCGTCCTGTGGTTCAAATGCGACTTCTTGGATATACTTCCAAGTGATATCATTTAATTGTGCTTGACCTTTAGCCATTCCAACGAGTGGTTGTACAATCAAATCCTCAATAGGAAGTCCTGCGAATTGTTCTGCAACTTCATTTGCCATAACATTTCTCCGTTAACTGTTTGTTATAAATAGGTTATGTAACAATTAAAAAAATCGGGGTGGGTCCGAAGACCCACCCCTCTTTTTGTACCCATCAACTTCGGTTGTTAGCCTAGATTAACTCTAGTCCGTCAACGAAGATCTTAGCGAAGAATTCTGGGCGAACAACCTTCTTAGCATAACGAGTCATAACTCCTCTACGTGGCGTAAAGTTGTCAGGATCGTACACTAGAGGTGTCATTAGGAGCGGAATGTACGGAGCGTACACAGCACCTGTCTCTAGGAAGTTTGTTCCACGGAAGCCCATGAGCATAACGTTTTCAGTCATGTATGGGTTTTTGTAGATTGTGAAACGGTTCTGGAAGGAACCAACCTGTGAGACTCCAGCAGCAAATTCCATCTTGTCACCATTTGTTCCAGCCATGAAGCCTGGGATGGTTTCGAGAATGGTTGCAACTGTTGGTGAGCAAACTGCGAAGTTAGCACCACCACGAAGAGTTAGCTGATGGATTCTGTTAGAAACCTTCTGCATCTTCTGACCAAGGGTTTGATACCATGTCATGTTTGTCCATGCTGTACCTGTGTTACCACTTGGGTCTGGAGTAAATGTTTGTGAAACACTATCCCATACCTGACCGATTCTGGCTGACCAGTAATCAGTTGTTGTAGCACTTACGATAAGCATATCAAGAATCTCAAGATCAATTTCAAGAGAAATGTGATCACTGAGCATTGCTGTTAACTCAGCTTCAGCATCAACACTGTGATAAGCGTTAAGATCCTGAGCGAGTTCTGGTGTCCAGACAGCTTTCAACTTACGTGTCTTAGCAGCAATTGTTTCGCTACGTAGTTGAATGTTGATCTCTGGGATTTCAAGGTTTGTTCCTTGATCCACGTTAGATCCACCTTGAATATTGTCTTGATCTTCAAAATCACCACGGTTAGTTTCAACTGGTTGTACACTATAGGTAACAGCTTCTAACGTGTCTGCTGCAGAACCGGAAGGAACGATAAACTCAATGTTACCACCCACAACTTTTGTAAATTGTGGTAACCAATCTCCAAAATCAACACCTGAACCAGAAGGAACAAATGAACGAGCAGAATTAAGATCTACCCTATCAAGGTCTGTGGTTGCTACTTGATAAACAACATAGTTTGAAGCAGTTGCTTCAAAATTAACGTCTTGGTCAGTAGCGTCACGAATTGGTGAATCGGCTAATCCAGCAGAAGATGTTTCGTTTACTGTGTATCCGAAACGTCCTGCTCCGTAGAAACCATCTCTTGGTAGCGTTCCACTACCACTTGTAACACCGTAGATGGACTCTAGTGGTGCACGTTGTCCAGCTGTACTACCATATTGGAAGTCCATGAAAAAGACTAATCCGGCTGGTAGGTTCATTGGTTGTACAGAAACAAAGTTTTTGGCAGCAATCTGTCCAAGAACCTTTCTGACCAATGGTAAAGCAACACCAGCCCAACTCTCAAGTCCGGCTGTTGTTTGTGTTGCAGATGCTTCGTTAAGAAGCTGTCCTGCTTGGTTTTCGAGAAGAACGGCCATACCGTTTCTCTCTGGACCATCTAATCCCTCAAGAAGTCCACTCTGTTCCCACTTACTAGCCATTCTACGTGCTTCGTTAGATAGCTGTTGGTGAGCTGTAGCAGCTTCTGTGAGTAAATGTGATACGTCACTCATGTTTCAATCTCCGAATAAATGTTTAATTAAAGTACTTTGACACCAGCGAGTTCCTGCATTCTTCTGCGGAAAGCTGCGTTAGTGTCCTCTGCGATAACTTCTTGCTTTGGTGCTGTAGAACCTACAACGTTAGAAGCAATTGCTTCTGTGACCATTGTTTGTGGTTGAGCTTTCTTTCTAACTGGTGCTGGAACAGCTTCACTTAGTGTAGCGTAGACCAACTTAACCTCACGTAGCGTTGTAGCTAGATCGAATGTCTCAACAACATGAACCTTCTGTTCATTAGTTAGTGCTTGGTTCTTGAACAGCTTGTTTGTAAATAGTAACTTAGCATTTAGAAGATTGACCTCATTGAGCTTACCACGTAGCAATTCAACTGCCTTACGATATTCGGCTAACTCACCCTTAAGTCTTGCATTTTCTTCAGCCACTACAGCGTCCTCTTCTTCGGACAGCTCGGCTTCAATCTCGCGAAGAATTTCTTCTATGTCGAGATCATCATCTTCTTCATCATCACCAAACTCAGCTTCCGGTGCATCATCTCCACCAAATTCTGCTTCTGGCTCTTCATCACCGAACTCACCTTCTGGTTCGGCGTCTAGATCTAGTTCATCATCTTCTTCATCATCACCGAACTCATCAGCGCCGTCGCCTCCGATCATTTCTTCAACTTCGGCTTGTAGTTCACGGATAATAGCTTCTAGATCCATAATTCCTTCATTGACTTCTTCTGCATCTTCGTCTTCATCTTCTTCCTTTTCTTCTTTCATCTGCTGTGGTGTTTCAGCGCCTTCGGCTCCGCTGTGGAACTTTTCAAATTCTTGTCCACCGTCATTACCGACCTTTGAAGATTTACTTGATGCTGGTGAAGGCATCTTGTTGTCACTACCACCAATTCCTGAAGTAGCATCGTTAGCAACTTCTTCCACCGATTCTCCTTCAGTTTCTACCGACTCACCTACTTCCGCAAAGTCGTTAGATTGTTGTCCCTTGTGGGGATTGTGTGCTTCATCAACGTCATCTGCTTCCATGAGAGCTTTTGTGATCTCACTTTTTATAGCAGGTGCGATTGACTCCTCAAGTTGAATCTTTGCATTAGCAATAGCAGTTTCACGAATGCTTTCTGCATCTGCAATAGCTTCCTTGAGTAAATCATTAGTAATCTTAGTCATTCTGACCTCTCGTTACTTAAAGATTATTTTGAATCTTTAATGGGGTATATAGAAAAATACCACCTAAAAATAGGTGTAGTCTACTAATAAGTATTACCCAATTTCTGAAAACGTTAATTATTGTTGTATTTTTTTCGGTTCTGTTCTTTTTTGTCTTCACGAATACGGCGGCGGATTGCCTCTTCCTTTTTAAGTTTCTTCTTAACCGAAGGTTTTACATACTCGCGGCGGTCATAAACTTCTTGAATAATTCCAGCTTCTTTGACCTTTTTGTTAAAAATACGGATAGCTCTTTGGATATCCGCGTCTGTGTTTCCTGTAACTTTTACATAAGCCATTATACTTATTCCTTTGTTATTGTGAATTGTGTTCCTATTCCTGTTCCTGCTGTTTCGTAAAAATCGAATTGTACTCCTGTTCCTGCAGCTGGTCTCATTTTTACTGGATTTGGTGGATATGACCCTCTCACCGAGTAGACGGCGAACGTGAGGTCGAAAGTAGGTGCCACATTGTATGCCGGTGCCGGGCCCAACTCCTCCGAAGTGTACTCAGACGAAACGACAGATTTCCCGCCGCTGTAGGTGTCCAAGGCAAACCGGGTAGTAACCCTCGCCACACCGGGGAAAGAGTCAAAGAACTCCAACAGGAATATGTACGGTGTGCTCGCGGTGGGCGTCCAGCCGGACAGCGGAAAGTAGTAGTGAGTGATGGATGTGGAAACGCTATCCATTGCGTAATACGGACTGATCGCTATCGCGGTGCCTGTTGGCGTATTGTTTCCAGCGTCAGCGTATACTGCGACCCTCATCACCCCGACAGGGAATTCGCTGGAGCGCCCCAACCTCAGCCTGAACTCCGTGACCTCTGAGGGGGTAGGTCCGAATGTCACTTGCTGCCCGTGTCCGCCAGGCTTGCTATTAATAGGTGGTCCTGACGCGAACGCAGAAAAAGAGCCCGCCAGATTCTCTTGATCCACCACGCCCGAAGGCAAGCTGGTAGAGGCGTCGATCCCTCGGTATGTCAGGATTGATCCGAACATCTTAGAGGATCACGAAGGTGTCGGCGTTTGCTGGCGCGGTTGCCAAGGTAGTGAACGTGATTAGCCCACTTGCGCTTGCATAGTCGGTAATCCGAGCCGCCTGCCCATCGGCAGTGCCGCCTGTAAACACCACCGTTCGACCGATCAACTCGTCGTCAACGTAGCCTGTGAGGTCTGAGGTAGCCTGAGTCGTGGAGAGTGTGCCCGTGACCGCCGCGCCTGCGATCACCACACTAGCGAACGAGTCCAGCTTGGCTTGGTTCGCCGTCTGGATCGTGAACGTGCAGATGATGAACGCGACATCTACAGAGTCTAGCTGCTCAGTGTCTGGGTGCCCGTAGACCGTCCAATCCGAGCCAGCGGTAAAGTCCGCATCGGCGCTCAAGTCAATCGCGAGCTTGTAGATACCAGCGTCCGAGTTGAAACTCAGCGTATGGGCCAGCGCCGAGGTTATCGTGGCAACCGTCCCGTCTTTGACGAACTCTTTGACGAACACGATGTCCGCGTCCTCCAGCACGTTGGCAAAGTCTGTACGCGCACCCGAGGCAATAGCAGTGGTGAAGAACACATTTAGTGTGCTGTCCTCGACGACTGTTCCGAAATCTCTAGCCATAATTTATTAACCCCCTAGTCTTGAGTTGACTAGACCCGCGTTCACGAGCCCAGCGTTGATAAGTGAACCCGGCCCACCAGCCGCTGACCCTAACACCGAGTAGACGGCGAAATTGAGGTCGAAAGTAGGGGACACACCGTATGACGTGGCTGGACCCAACTCCTCCGAAGTGTACGAGGTCGAAGTAACACTCGCCCCGCCGCTGTATTCGTCCGTATCGGTTTGTACCCGGACGTTGATTTTAGCCTCAGTTACTTTGAAATAGTCAAAGAACTCCAGCAGGAATATGTACGCTGTGTTCGCAGCAGGCGTCCAGCCGGACAGCGGGAAGTAGTAGTCATTGTACGTTCCGGCGGCGCTTTCCATCGCATAGTACGGACTGAACACCAACGCGGTACCCGTTGGTTTGTTACCACCGTTATCAGCGTACACTGCGACCCGCGTCACCCCGACAGGGAATCCAATACCTTGCAAAAACAACCTGACCCCCGTGACCTCTGAAGGGTTGGGTCCGAATGTCACTTGCTGCCCAACTCCACCGGGGCGGCCAGCTGTTGCGTATGCGCTGGTGCCGGTAGTCTGCTCTTGATCCACCACACCCGAGAGCACAGAGGTCGAGAGGTCGATCCCTCGGTAGCAAAAGGCTGAACCAAGCACCGTTAGACGATCACGAAGGTATCATTTTGCAGCGGTGCAGTCGCTAGTGTGGTGAACGTCACCACCCCGCTAGTGTTCGCATAATCGGTGACCCGACCCGCCTGACCCGCAGCGGTCCCGCTAGTGAAGATGATCGTGCGACCGATTAGCTCGTCGTCAGCGTAGGCTGTCAGGTCGGACGAGCAGGTTGTCGTCGTCAGGCTCGTCGCGCCTGCTGTGCCTGTGATGATCGAGCTGGCGAACTCTTCCCAGTTATCCGCTGCCACACTGTCGCCCGAGATCGCGACCGCGTTGGCGTCCACTTGGTTGGCAACAGTGAAGACCATCTGATCAGTCACGACCTTGACTGCGGCGGTGTCCGTCTTGATGGCGCCGAGTCCGTCCGTACCATTATCTAAATCAGTTTGAATTCCATCAACTACTGTATCTACTGTAGCAACTGATGCGGAGGTGGCAAGAATAGAACCAGAAATTCTACTTTGAGCAGGATCTCCTATAATAGTAAATGTTCCAATCCACTGTCTTACGGTTTCACCATCGACGGTTTCGGTATCTGGACTTAGTAGAATATGAAACTGTGAGCCGGATTGATAAAATCCAGCTGTAGTATTATCAGAAATGTCAACAGAAAACATATAAGCGCCAGCAAGACCATCAAAAGCAGAAGTAATGACGTACCCATTTTGACTTGCTCTTTCAGTAATACCACCATCTTTATAAATTCTAAAATCATTAGTTTCTAAAGCATCACTAAATGATGCGGCCGAACCAGTTTTATTACTGGTTACAAACGGAAAGTATAGTGGTGTTGTAGATCCAGATTGGACATTTCCTAAATTTAGCATATTACACCCGCATCAATGAATCGTTAATTAATGATGTGTTGGTTAATCCACCGTTGATTAATTCACCTTGTATATAAGTAGTACCACCACCTCCAGAAATAGTCCAAGGCGCAATTACTTCTTCACTATTGGTAACATCAAAAATTCTATCTTCTGTATACCAAACTCTAAGTTTCATTGGGGTCACCAAGCCGATATCACCTCCCCAAGCGTCTCCCGAAACGTTAGCCACGATTATGCTCCTTGGAACTCAGTGCCTGTACCGCCGTCACCTGTGATCTGCTGATCGTTGATCGCCGCTGTGTTTACGTCCACATACCCGACACGCCAGAGCTTGTCGGAGGCTGCTACAGCCGCGCTCAAGGCCCCTCCTGCGGGCCACGCTTCTACAGTAGCCACAAGGCTTGTCATGGACTGTATGCGGAAATATTCAAGCTCGCCCGTACTGTCCTGCCACATCCATAGCTCGCCGGTGTTTGAGTTGTTCGGTGCTTGTGCGTCGAGGAAGTCGGTCAGGTTCACCGCGGTCGTGGTGTTGCTCGTCGTGGTGACCACTGTGTCCGTGATGAACGTAGCTTCCGTAAACGTGCGGACTGCGGCTGCGCTTGTACCCTCAAGCTCAATTACGCCGCCAATCACGATCATGTCAGTAAAGGTTCCGCCGTATTCGATATAGTCTACACCACTAAGAACCGCAGCGTCCGGTAGATCTAGGCGACCCACTCCGTCCTGTACGTGGACAAGTCCGCCGTCAGTGTGGGCACCCGTGACTGTCTGGGTAACCTCTGCAATCGTGGTTACTGCACCCGTGGCACCGCGCCTATACCAGAAATCTACGCCCGTAGTGTCGAACGCGTAGCCCGTCTCTGGCGTGAGGTCGGTTGAGTCGATGACCTTGAACGTCACGGATACGTCAGTCGCTCCGTGCTGTACTTTTTTGTAGAATGACATA